ATATCCGGGTAAAACACTTGTTGGACTTGATGATAATATTGCAGCAGCAAATCTTGACGGAGTATATCTTGCATCGTATGCTCCTTGGGGAGCTTTATGGGACAGCGATGCAACTGTAACAGCATATATGAACGGTTGGATTTTTCTTGATAACTTTATAACTCAAACAGTAGGATTGGACGGAACATACGGTATCCAAGGACGGCTTGCAAATCTATATGTAGCAAGAGGTGTTGTAGAAAATGATTATGATAAGTATGTTGGTATGGTACCTCTCTTGGATGCCTACGCAGCATAAGGAGAATTAAATGGCAATATATAGTGATATTGATATAGAACTAACAATGCAACAAGATGGTGATATTCTCAAGGATACATCAGATGATGCTATAAAAAACTCTCTCACTAATATAGTAAATACAATGCAGGGGAGTAGAAGGATGATACCGGAATTTGCTCTCAACATCTCTGGTCTTATATTTGAGCCTATGGATGATACAACAGCTTATGAAGTTGGTACAAGGCTATTAGGAGCTATAGAAGCCTGGGATGATAGAATAGTTGTTAGAAATATCAATGTTCATTCTGATGCTGAAAAAGGATACTATAAAATAACTATAGATTTTACAACAAAGACATCATTGACTGTTCAGACAGTCGAGTATATCTTGAAGCAAGGATAAGGGAGTATAAACAATGGCAACACTGAAGCCTGATTATCTAAATATTGATTTCGCAACATTAATAGCAAGGATAAAAACACAACTGCGAAGCAGCACCACATTTGCTGATTATGATTATGAAGGTTCTAATATTGCAATTCTCATAGAATTGATGGCATATCTAGGAGAATTGACAACCTTCTTTTCTAATAAAATAGCAAAAAATGTTTACATAGATACAGCAGACATCTATGAAAATGTTCATAGACTTGCTACATTGATGGGATATGATCCTAAGGGCTACCTTGCTGCTCAAACAACCTTATCCGTAACAGTATCATCGGGAGTATCTAGAGGTGATATTCTCTCAATTCCAGCATGGCATCAGATAACAGCACCAGAAGTAAGTGGTCCGGATGGAAACCCAATTAAATTCTGTACTACTCAAAGCTGGTCAATAAGTGCAGGAGCAATACCTTATACATTTGGTTTACCAGTAAGACAAGGTGAGGTTCAGGAACTTGGAACATTTACAGGCGATGATCTTATTGATTACGAATTGATCTTACCTCAAGATGATTACGGCTATGATGATTTCTTGCTTGATGAGAATGTTTCTATTCAAGTAACAGTTAATGGTGATGTCTGGTCAAGAGTTCCTGATTTCTATGATGAAATTTCTGGACTTATAGAGGACAATGAAGTTTATAAATTTGAATATGACAAATATCAGAGATATAAAGTTGTTTTTAATCCTTCAAGAACCGTACCAGACGGTGATGATGAAATTCTTGTAACTCTTATTACAACTCTAGGAACAGAAGGTGAAGTTGCAGCTAGTAAGATAACAAATCCTGATGATAATATGATTTATAATACATTCACAGGCAGTTATCTAACAACATCAACATTGACAGTAACAAACTCGGCAGCTACTTATGGCTCCTCATCTCCTGAGTTGATGGCAGATATTAAGAGTAATGCTAGGGGAGCATTACATTCACAATATAGAAATGTAACTGCTGTTGATTATAAATCTAATCTAGAAGCACGATCTGATGTTGTTGTAGCAAACGCATGGGGTGAGAAGGAAGTTGCACCTTCAGGTGATTATAGTGAATATAATAAAGTTCATATTTCTGTTATACCTTATCAATGGGGAACAGCAACAATTAACACTTCAGCATCGGGAGTTGTAACAGATGGTATCGTACCTATAGCATACAACACTTCTTGGAAAAACCTTCTAGCCGAATACATTTCTCCAAGAAAGATGCTTACAGTATATGAACAGTTTGATCTACCAGAACTTGTCTATTTTGACTTTGACATAGGACTGCGTGTTTACAGATCATTCAACTTCGCAACTGTGCGTAACGATGTTCAGAATAAGTTGATTTGGTATTTTAATAAACAGAATAGAGATTTCAATGAAGAGATTGACTTCAGAGACATCTATGAATTTATAATGGATCCAACAGAAGTCAAATCTGATGATAACTTTACAAATATCAGTGGAGTTAGAAATCTCATCTTCAGAGATGTAGATGTATTAAATGTAGCAGTAAACGCGTATGGTTCAACATCATATCCGCGATACGGTGAAGATGTTTATGTTGGAGACAATGTTTTGAGAACTATTCAGTTAGGTCATAATCAGTTCCCAATGTTAAGCAACGTAACAACTAGAATAACTCAAGAATACTAATGGAGAAGTAAATGGCTAAATTTGCCGAAGTACCATATTATCTTCTAGATCAATATTTTGAAGAAGCTCATACTGGCGTTGCTCCAGAAGGCTATACAATTGATACTGAAACTGGCTATCAAGATGTCAAGTTTCAGGATACAGATACAACCTCAACAAACTGGGAATGGATTGACCTAAACGATTGGAGTTGGGGTAGAACTTATATTCTTTGGCCACCAGCATGGAGTGATGGAAGTTCTCTAATAGGAGACAGGCACGGTCTCGTAGGTAGAGGTGGTTACTGGACAGAACTCTTTGTTGATATTGATGGTGATCTAACTGCTGTAAACTTTAGAAGTAATGTAACTCAATGGGTTGATAGTGACGGCTATTTTATATTCACAAAAGATATAAGTGGAGCAGATTTTGATAATGGTTCAGATGTCTATTTTAGAAAAGATAGCTTTATTCATGAGTTTATAGCTAGACTTGCAGAAGATGAAGGCGATGACATCTATAACTGGTATTTCAATCCAGAAAAAACATTTATTTACTTTGGAAAGGTATTTCTAACTGACAGTGACACAAGAGAATATAGAATACAGTGGTATGGCTACAAAGATTATGCTTTACTAGCCCTACCTTATCATAATAGAACTGATAATCTAAAAGATTTCTTTGATCTATATTTTGATAGAATCTATTCAGCTCTCTATGGTATGTTAAAGAATCTTGTAACTCTTCTTGATCCTAAAGAAGTTGATATAGATTACTTGACATACATAGCAGAAATGTATGGCGTAACAATTTCTGAAGAGATTTCTGGATATGAATGGTCTCTTGATGAAAGAGAAGAAAGAGACTTTGTTAAGGGAATCATACACTGGCTCAAGAGAAAAGGAACATATACAGCAATCTATGTTCTCTGGAAGTTATTAGTTGATAAGAATGATAACTTATTAAACATCTACGAAAGATGGGATTCATCGGCAACACCTTCAGCACCATCTTTGCCTAACTTCACTGATTATGTATATCCAGCATACTACAATATTGATGCTGGTAAGAATCTTGTGAAAAATGGCGATATGGAGATTGATGCTTATTGGAGTAATTATGGAACACCAGAAGCAAATGTAAGAAGCTCAGATCATTCTTTTGATGGAAACTCAAGTAGACTGTTCAGATCAGCGACAGGCGGAGATGGTATAATGTCTGACGGCTTCTCAGCTGAGGTTGGTCTTGAGTATAATTGTTCCGCATATGTATGGCCTGTTAACGATACTCATGTCAAGATACATCTAACAAGAGGTACTGGAACTGGCGAATCTTTCTCAAATACATATAACAGTCTTAGTTTAGGTCAATGGAATTATATATCAGCTAACGGAACACAGGCATTTACAGGTGAGAGTACAGCTGTTGTTGTAAGTTCTCCATCTGGTGGAACATTCTATGTTGATAGAGTAAGATGTCATGAGTGGAGTGGCGCTGGTCAATATTACTATGAGACACACGGTCCGTCTGCTTATCCAACAGCACATGGATCAACATCTGGTAAATGGCTGTCACCTCACTACAAAGTTGAGCTTGATTTATCAAACGCTCCTTTGGGTGATGATTTCATAATGAATGAGAATATACTTTACAATCTTATAAAGTATTGGGAGATGATAAGACCTGTAAGTAGAGTTTCACATTATAGATTGTTAATCTCCCCAACAGCAGACTTTACAGGTGTTTGGAACGCATTATATGGAGGAGCGTATATAGCAGAACTGAATACTGTATGTGTTCCAACAATAGCTGAAGCAGCTGCTGGCTCATCATTCTTTATTCAAGAGACATCTTCAGATCAGTGGCTTGTAACACACAATCTTAATTCCCAAGGGTTAATTGTTCAGTGTTATGACCATAACGATGAGAGATTGTTACCTGAAAATATACAAGTAACAGGAGCCAACAGTGTGACAATTGATTTGTATTCTCCTGAATCTGGTATGGTATTGATGGCACAAGGAGATGCATCACTAGATCAGTCA